AGGCGAATATACAACTTGCTTTTGATCTTAATGACATTTTAATAGCAGTATAAGGAGGAATTATGGCTAATTTTGTTTTATCAAATCTTGAAGTACAAATAGATAATGTATCATTTAAACCGCTCGCTAATTCTATTAAGTTTTCAGATGGTCTAGGTGTACATACTATTACTACGGCTGTCGGTGGAACAGTAGCAACACCTGTAATAGGGTTAAACTTAGAGGAAGCACTAGGGATGATTTCATGGTCGCTTCCTTCTACGCAACCAAATATTGAGAATATGCGTGCTATTAAAATTATACCTGGAACACATACCGTGAGATTGAGTGATCCTAATACAACTTTTTCAAGAACAATGACTGAAGGAACAGAAACACTTGAAATGGAGATTAATATAGGACATGATGCCTCATTCGAAATTGAATTTAAAGGGAATCCATTAATCTAAAACACTCGATTTCGGGATATTTAAAATATTTATTCAATATATAAAAATAAAATTAAGGAGAGTATATGAATAATAATGAACCTATTACAGAGTTTAGACATGAATTAAAAGAGTCCTTTCAGTATGATTTTGGAGGCAATATTCATGAAGCTAATTATTTAATCATTGATCCTCCATCTGCTATCTTAGGACGTTTTACATCTGTTTTATTTAATGAATATAATAAAGCACAGCCTGAATTTTTTAAAAGTTTAAAAACAATGGATGTAGATGTTAAAGCAGAACAAGAAAAACCTAAAAATGAGAAGCCAGAAAATTCAGAAGATGCTGATGCTAGTATTGCCTATTTGATTAGTATGGGTGGTGGCGATCTTAATAAATGTTATGAAGCATTGAAAGAGATATTGATACATAAAACGATGAAGCCTTGTAGGATTAATGGCGAATGTCATATGATTATAAATTTATACAATAAATTAAGTATATATGACCTCAATAGAATATTAAGCGGGTACATTTCTAATTTTTTGTAATATTCCCATCTCAAATAATAGACTTGGAAACAACTATGTTATATCTGGTTTATTTTTATCAAGGTGGGATAAGTTATCAAGAACTAAAGACTATGTGTATTCCTGAATTATTAGACTTAATAGATAACACAAAAAAAGTCAGTGCACAATTAAAAAGAGAAATGGAAAGAAAATAATGGCAGATATAAGCATATCATATTTATATACTTTAAAAGATAAGTTTAGCGGTAAGATTAAGGATATTAATCGTAATCTATCTAAAAATAAAAAGCTTATTAAAAGTATGAATGCTGATCTTAATAAATTCTCTGGTAGCTTTGCTAAAGTAGCATTGGTGGGCACTGCAGCGTTTACAGGGCTTACAGTCGCAGCTGCGAAGTTTGAGTCTGGGGTAAATACTGTAAAAACTTTATTAGATAAACCTATTATAAAAAAGTTTAGCGTTGATCTTGATAAAGCAGCGAAAGGAGCGATAGGCTTAGGGTTTAGTATGGCTGATACTAACGAATCATTATTTGATGCTGTTTCTGCTATAGGAGATGTTCCAAAGTCATTAGAAGTTTTTAATAAAGCTCAAATATTGGCAATAGCAGGAGAGACATCTCTTAATATTGCTACAGATGGAATAACTTCTGTTATGAATGCTTATAGTTTAAGTTTAGAAGAAGCAGGCGATATTTCTAATGCTTTTTTTACTGCACAAAAAAAAGGGAAGACAACTGTTGCAGAATTAGCTAGTAATGTAGGAAAAGTAGCACCTGTTGCTAAACGTGCAGGTATTGGCTTTAAAACATTACTAGCAACTATGTCACAGTTGACTCTAGGTGGATTGTCTACTGAGGAGGCAACAACAGCTTTACGTTCAGCTATTTCAGGGTTACTAGACCCCACACCGCAAGTAAGAAAAGAAATAGCAAGACTTAACGAAGAGTTTAAGCTTCACATCCCTATAGGAGCTTCTGCATTAGCTGCTACCAATTTTACTGACGTTTTAGGAGACTTAGCAATAGTTGCTGAAAAAGATAAGGATGCATTAGGATTATTAGTGCCAAATGTTAGAGCTGTGACAGCAATAGCAGCTTTAGGCACTGAACAAATAGAAAATTTAAAAAAAATAATAGCCAAAATTAATGAAGATATAAAAAATGGAACAGGACTAAACGAAGCTTATGCATTGAAAATACAAGAAACATCACTGAGAGCAAAGCGAGCCAAAGGAGCATTCACAAATTTATCGGTAACTTTTGGGACTAAATTATTACCAGCTACAAACAAAGTATTAGATGCTACTACAAAACTATTAAACAAGTTTACTGCTCTATCACCAGAAACTCAAAAATTTATTTTGGGAATTGGTGAAGCTACTACTGCTTTTGCTGCATTGGCAGTTGGGATTGTTGCTGTACAAAAAGTTTCACCTGCTGTGATAGCTACGGTTTCACTTTTAAGCAAAACTTTCTTGCTTGTGGCGAATCCAATAACTTTGCTTGTTGCAGGATTAGCTGGAGCAGTTGTATTAATTTCTATTTTAGAAAAAAAATCTAGGGCTTTTGCAGAATTGATGAAAACGACATTTGGATTATTAAAAAAATTGTCAAAAATTACTTTAGTAGATGTGGTTACTGGGATAAACACTAAAAAAGAAGAAGCACAAAGAAGAAGGTCTATTATTGGGGAGAAGCTAGGTAGAATAGGTGTCGCAGATGATTTAATTGGTCTGACTGCTCAAGGACAAAGAGGGTTTTTTGAAGCTAATATTAATATCAAAGCTCCAAAAGGATCATTACAAAGTGTAGAATCTAAAGAAAAGAAAATTCCTTTCATGAATTTAGGTCTTAACTTACAAGAGGTTTAATACTGTAAAATACTTGATAAATAATTGACAAATAATAAATAAATACTTGACACTATCCTTTTAAAATAATACTGTATACACAAGCTCAATAGAGCAAAGTAAAAAGGAGTGTTATTATGAATAATTTACTAAAAGTATTAGTACTGTGTGTTATTTCTTTAAATATTATGGGTGCATCCCTGTATGCTGATTATGCATCTGATCTTCAGCAAGCAAAGTTAACTACTTTTTATTTGACAAAATTTGCTATACGCAAAGTTATTAATCAAAGAGTAGAATATTATCAACCCAAAGGGTTAAAATTAGTTTATTATCTTGAAGACTCAAGATGGCAATGGTTTGACAACCCAAAAGGAGAAGGAATCATTGTTGTGCATTCCATGTTACATGAGGCATGGTGGGTAAAATTATGGACTGCCAGCAGTGCGAAAAATAACGGTCATTTTTTTGAGTATATCTATTGTATTGGGAATTGGTCATGGTTAGCAACTAGAGAATTTCAAAGAACTAAGCTTATTAGTTTTGATGATATACTACCATATATAAAGGCAGACCCTTATCCTTTTAATACAATGACTGAAAAACAGACTAAACGCTGGATAGATAACCATTATTCAGAGGCTCAAGTTAGACAACTTAAAGCACTAGCATTTGTTTTGGAAAAATAATCATATAGTTAGGGACACCTAAATGTTAGATGTCCCTAAAATATAACTCTATTAACAATAAAAAAAAGGGTGGAATTATGAAAAACTTTAGAAATGGTTCAGGTTATGAAAAAAAACAAGCTATAGAAAAGAAATTAAAAGACAAAAGAGACGTAGATAAACGTATAGAAGTTCTTGAGAAAGAATCTAAAGAAAGAAAGGATAAAGCTGAACGTATAGAGGTTAAGAAAAAACAAGAGAAAAAAGCAGCAGGTATAGGATGTCTTGTTGTACTGATCCCTTTATTATTGTGGATAGGAATAAGTATGTTTCCTAGTGAAAAGGAATCAAAAAATGCAAGCGTAGAAAAATATAAAAATACTAATTCACAGAAAATAGTACGTAAAATAAATGAAAGTAATCATAAAGCAAGAATAAAAGCAAGAATAGAATTTATGCAAACAGATAAATATAAAATGCTACAGAAAAAGGGAGCACTAAAAGGACAAAAAGTTATAAAACTAACACCAGAACAACAAAGAAGAAAAGATGGACGTCTAGTAACTGATGGTAATTTTTATGCTTTAGAAGCAGCACAAAAAATAATTAGAATGTCTATTGTGAAACAGGGGGAATCAGCAGGGATTAAACTTATATATTATGATGATTTTATTAGATGGGAAGCATTTGATAATCCAGAAGGTGATGAGAAAGGTTTGATTGTTGTACATTTTGGGTATGAAGTTTGGCTGTTTGTAAATGGTAAACTTTATCCTGTAAATGGAGCAGCATCTGTTGTAACCCCAGATTTACCATATGCAAAAAGCATCAGTTTTGGAGATATTGAACCATATATAACAAAGAAACATCAGACATCATACAAGGCTATTTTTCTCATTAAGCAGTCAATAGATAGAGATTATGAAAAACATGGGTTAGATAATCCGATATAAGTAATATATATCAGGCACTCCTAAATATGGGGGTGCCTGTAAAATAGACCTATTAATAATAACAAATGAGATGTACGATAAAATCGTGCATCTGAATATAAAGGGATATTATGACTATTCAAGATGAACTACAAGTATTATCATATAATGGCGTTGAAATGTTGTTTATTGCTAATAATACAATAGGTGGTAAAAAGATAATCACCCATGAATATCCTTTACAAAACAAAAGATTTACAGAAGATTTAGGAAAATTAGACAAAAAGTTTTCTTTACAAGTAACAGTAAGAGATCAAAATTTAAAAAATAATATAGACTCATTGATTGAAGCATTAGACGCACCAGGTCCAGGACAACTAACACTTCCTATTTTTGGGACTGTAACTGCACAAGTTGGTGTGTGGGAAATGAGCCATAGGATCAACAATCTAGGACGTCCAATATTTACTATCCCCTTTGAACAGACTGAAACAAGTATATTCCCTATACCAATACAAGACAATTCTAGCCAAATAACACAAACTGCACAAAAAGTATTGGAAGACACACAGATCGCAATAGAAAATGATTATAAAAACCCTACTAATATATTCCAAAACATTCAAGATGCAGGGAATAAAATAATAAGTTTTATAGATGATGTTGAATCTGAAAGTCGTAATTTATCACTGTTATCACAAAATATTAGTGAATTTTCAAATATAATCAACTCAATAAAAGCGGATATTAATGCTATTGTAGTCTCTCCTTTTGAAGTAGCGTTAAGTATTAATAGTGTATTTCAAGTCACCCAAACATTATTTACTAACCCAATAGAAGTATTTAGCTTTTATGAGGGGTTATTTGCTTTTGGGGATGATGATATAGAGATACAAAATTTATCACAAACAAGAGCAGATTTAATCACTAATAGGATAGTATTAAATGATAATATACAAGCCAGTTCATTGGCTTTGGCTTATCAAAGCATAGTATCTATTGATTTTCAGAATACAGATATATTACATACTATAAGAGATTCGCTTGAAGATGAATTTCAAAGAATCAATAATAAAAAAAATATAGATTTTGATGTAAAAGAGTTATTATTTGATTTAAGAGATGAGGCTGAAATATTTCTTGAAAGACAAGAAACTATATTGCCTAATGTTGAAACTGTAAGAGTGTATAATATACCTATTAGTGCATTAGTTTATCAATATTATGGTAATCTTGATAGAACACAACAAATACTAGATATTAACCCTAATATAACAAATCCTTCTTTTTTTGATGGACAGATTAATATATTAAAAGATTAGAAAATCATTATGAATATAACAATACAAATAGAAGGGATAAATTTTGAAGGGTTTACTAAAGTATCTGTCATTAGAAGTATTGAGACTATATCATCAGGCTTTTCGTTTGTTGCAACTAATACTAATTCAGCTACATTCCCCATTAAACGAGGTGATAGTTGTAAAATATTTATTAATAGTACACAAGTCATAGATGGATTTGTAGAGACATTGAATCCTTTTCGTTCAACTAACGAATCAAATATAACAATATCAGGGCGTGATAAAACTAAAAAAGTTATTAAAAGTAGTGTGTCAGTCAACACAAACTTTACTAGTAATATTAGTCTAAAAAATGTCATTAAACAAACATTAAGTAAAAACGGTATTACAGGAATTGATGTTATAGAAGATGTAGATGTAGGTACTATAGCATTATTCAAATCAGGAGAGATAGTATCAGCAGAAATAGGCAGTAATATGTTTGATTTTTTAGAAACTTTAGCACGTAAAAAACAAGTGTTATTGACTACTGATGGGAAAGGTAATATTGTATTAGCCAGAGGGAGTACTAAACCGATTGATGCTCAACTTATATTAAAAGAAGGTCAAACAATCAATACCAATACAGAAGAATCTGAATTGATATTAAATGATGAGAATAGATACAATAAAGTGATTGTCAAATCACAAGCTAATTTATCAGCTTTAAGCAGCTATTCTACTTCTACTGTGGCTGATATTACAGCATTTGCAATAGATGATGAGATACTAGAAGGTGAGACATTAGTTGTTATATCAGAGACAGCACTAGGTAGTATTACAGATGCTAAAAATAGAGCTATATGGGAAATCAATACAAGAAAAGCAAGGGGATTTACTTATACACGTACTATAACAGGGTTTAGTTTTGATACTATAGATGAATCTAAAATATGGGAGCCTAATAAATTAATAGATGTAGTAGATGAACAATGGGATATTAACGCAAGATTATTGATTAAAAATGTAGAGTATAGACTAGATAGTGATAGAGCAGGAGGCATAACTTTGTTGACATTAACATTACAAAATGCATATAATTTATCATTGTCATCATCTAAAATAATAGAGCAGAATACAAAAGTTGGCAATAATTTTGTGAGTTAAATAAAGAAGGTAAGAAATGACTACATATATATTCCCAACTATAGAATGTGAAAAATTTGATTATGAAAAATATTATAATGAACAAACAGAAATATTGTTACAAAATAAAATCAAATATTATGATGAAAAGAATACAAAATATGATAAAATTTTAAGGAAAATAAAAAATTTAAAAAATATTGATACTATACTTAAATATCATAAAATTTTAATTTGTTCTAACATAATATTCGAACTGTTAATGAAAGAGAGATATATATTTAAACTTAAAATATTCCCCTATCATGATAATGATACTGCCATTTGTATTTTGAATCATAGGATTTCAATAATTGAATCTATAAATATTTTGTAAGGAAACATTATGGGTAAAATAACTAATTTTATTAAAAGGGCAGTAGTATCAAGACCTAGTAAAGATAATGAAGATATACAAAAAACACAGATTATTTATTTAGGACAAACTAAAAATATTGAAGTATTATCGTCTTATGGTTTAAATTCTAATCCTCCAAAAAATTCATTAGTGATATTATTACCTATTTTAGGTGACTCTGGGAATCCAGTAGGGATTGTTTATGATCCTAGAAATAGAGTCAAAAACTTAAAAGAAGGGGAAGTAGTTACTGGTAATACTGTAAAAGGCACAACAATAGAATTCCCTGATGATGGGAGTATTAATATTGTAAAAGATGAAAATACAAGTGTTAGAATTAATGCTGATGGAAGTATTGATATTAATTCTACAAATATAAATTTAGGACAAGGCGGACCTGCAATCGCAAGAGTAGGAGATACTATAACAGGAGATATATTTATTCCTGGAGGATCATCTGCTGGAACTTATACTATAACGCTGGGTACAGGTATAATTACATCAGGAAGCACACAAAATACAAGTGCATAGGATATAATATGGCAATAAAAACAGATGTAGACTTTTTTAAACAAGACAACGGATTGTTTGATATTGAAATAGATACAGATGGAGATTTAAAAGGCTCAAATTCTACAAATACTGCTGTTGATATGTCTCTAGGTACAGATAAAAGGGCTGATCCTTCTGAAATAAAAGATGCATCTTTAAGAAGAGGTTGGGTAGGCGATATTTTTAATAATGTACCAAATTATGAAATAGGTTCTAAATGGTGGTTGAGAGATCAAGGTAGATTGACAAATGAAAGTGTTAATTTTATTGTAGGAGATACAAAAAAGGCATTAAATTGGATGTTAGAAGACAATTTAATTTCCAATTTAGAAGTGACAGGGACCAGGAATATTAGGAAAAATCAATTAGAAATAAAAATTAGATTTGTTGTTGATGCTAATATAATAGAGAGAGTGTTTATATTATGGGAAAATTCACGGTTTAATTAATCGCTAAATAATAATAATAAGGAGCGTTAGAATGGCTAGGGATAAAAACACATCAATAAAAATTAATGGGGGAAAATTTGACATTACACCTTGTACACTAGCCGATATAATATTTAGAAGTTACGATACAATATTATTTGTTGGGCATGTTTCTTTAACATCGCATAAAATTTGTGATGAGTCTATATTATATCAAGATATTTTAAATAATGAAAAATATTCTGAATTATTTAATAATGATACTCTAACATTTCATATTTTAAATAATTTACAAAATAATTTTACAAAATATAGTAATAGGCTACTAGAAGCAAGTTTTTTGATATTTGGAAATCAAAAAAATATTGAAAAATTTAAAAATGAAAAACTGCCAGTATTAGATAATACTAACTATGATACATTTGATATTAAAGACTTAGATAAAAAAAACACACATTTTTTTCGTAAATTTTTGGATGATTTAGATTATGATTATACGGTGATAATAGAGGACAAATAATAATAAGGAGTATTAGAATGAGTAATGATAAAAATATAATAATGGAAATTGATGGTGAAAAAATTGAGAGTAAATTTTTTAGTTTCCCAAATTTAATATTTGTGGGGAGTGTTCCCCTATTATCTCATAACATTCCTGATGAAAGCTGTTTGTATAGAAATGTTTTATTAAATAAATACTATTATAAATTATTTGACAATGCTTCTCTAACATTTAGTATTTTAGATAACTTAAAATGTGAAAAGATAATATCAGAAGTAGATTTTTTAATAGTAAACAATCAAGAAGGGATTGAATTAATAAAAAAAGAAAAAATCCCAGTATTGGATATGTCTAATTATACTACATTTACTATTAAAGATTTAAAACGAAGGGGAATATATGTGTTTGAAATAGAATATGATTATATGGTAATAATAGAGG